GACGATCTAGAAGAATCTTCAGAACTAGACAAAGCTTTTGTAACACAAGAAGAAAGAGTTCTTGATCCAGAGCTACTAAATAAATCCCTACTAGACAGAATGCCAAGCCCATCAGGATGGCGTTTGCTAGTTCTACCTTACAAGGGAAAAGGAGTTACAGAAGCTGGAATTCAATTAGTAAAAGAAACAGTAGACAGAGAAGCTTTGTCTACAGTCATTTGCTACGTGTTAAAGATTGGACCCTTAGCTTATCAAAACCAAAATAAATTTGGTGACGACCCTTGGTGTAAAAAAGGAGACTGGATACTGATAGGTAGATACGCTGGAACTAGATTCAGATTGGAAGACGATCACGAAGTTAGAATTATTAATGATGATGAAGTGATAGGAACCATCTTAAACCCGGACGATATTAAATCTTTATAGGAGCAAATAATGGCAGAAGAAGCACAAAACATTGAAGAATTAGAAACCATCGATGTAGAAATTACAGATGAAAAAATAGAAAAAGCCGCAGTACCTGAACACAGAAGAGTAGAGGATGAGGTTCAAGAAGAATCTGTAAACATTGATTTAGATCAAAACAAAGAAGTTACCCCTGTAACTGAAGATGAAATCAAAGAAGACTTTGAAGTTTCTCCTCAAGTCGAAGAGAAAGCTAAAGATCAATCAGATATAGAGAAGAGAGCATCTCTTGCACAAAACAGAATTAACAAAGCAGTAGCACAAGCCAAAGAGTTTCAAAGAAGAGAGTTGATGGCCGTTCAATATGCTAAAGAGTTAAAAGATCAGAATGAACAATTAAGGCAATCTCAAAAGTCTTTTCAAAATAGTTATGGAGATGAATTTACTAATCGTGTTGAATCTCAAATAACTTTAGCAAGACAAGCCTTAAAAACAGCCACCGAGTCCCAGGATCCTGATGCAATAGCTACAGCTACAGAAGCTTTAACAATGGCTACTTCAGACAAAGCTAGACTTGAACAATATAGGCAAGACCAAAAAAGGTATGAAGAACAAGAAGCAGCCTATAACGAACAAGTTAAAAATCAACCAGATTATCTTGAACAACAACAACCAGTTCAAGAGTATGAAGATCCATCAGACAGAGCTAGAGAGTGGGCACAAAAGAATACTTGGTTTGGAAAAGACCAGGTTGCAACTTCAGTTGCCTTTGCAGTTCATAATCAATTAGAGAATGAAGGGTTTGACCTTGAGTCTGATGAGTACTATAGTGAATTAAATAACAGAGTGCGACAAGAGTTGCCTCATAAATTTAACGTGGAAGCGGACAAAAAACCCGTCCAGACAGTCGCTTCAGCAACACGCAATACATCGACAGGACGCAAACAAAATCGTATCGAGTTGACACCGAGCGAACAAGCATTAGCTAAAAAGCTTGGAGTGTCATTTAAAGATTACGCAATACAAAAAGCGAGGTTAGAAAGATCATGACAAAAAATAAAGAAACAGAAACAATAGTTCAAGATGAAGATGTCAGGACTTCAAGAAGTTCTGAAACTAGAGCAAAGGACGAAAGACCAAAAGTCTGGAGAATGCCTTCTGCTTTAGAACTGCCAGATGAAGTTATACAACAAGCTGAATCTCAAGGTATCAAATATCATTGGGTTAGAGAATCTGTACTAGGACAAGATGACAAAACGAATGTTTCAAAAAGATTTCGTGAAGGATTCGTCCCGGTTAAGCCTGAAGAAATTCAAGGTTATCATGATTTGCCTACAGTCGATGATGGTCGGCATGCTGGAGTTATAGGTGTGGGTGGGTTGATACTGTGCAAAATTGATAAAGAAATCGCAGATCAAAGAAATGAATTTTTTGAACAACAAACTCAAAACCAAATGACTGCTGTAGAGAACGACCTAATGCGTGAAGAGAATCCTGCGATGCCAATTTCAAGTAAAATGTCATCAAAGGTTACTTTTGGAGGAGGAAGTAATTAATTACTACCTCTATAATAAACATTAACTAGGAAACTATTATGGCAAATACAAATGCTAAATTCGGTTTAAGACCTGTAGGAAAACTTGGAAGCGGTGCTAACAGCACTGGTACTACTGAGTATAGAATTCTTTCAGGTACGACCGGAAGTATCTTTACAGGCGACCCAGTAAAAATGGTTAACACAGGCGGCATAGCTGTCGCTGCTGCTGGCGATTTATTACTAGGAGTCTTTCAGGGATGTCAGTACACTGATTCAGCGGGAGAGGTGCAATTTTCACCTTACTTCCCTAATGGTACTGTTACATCAGACGCAGTTGCTTTCGTAGTTGACGATCCTAATGCTTTATTTGAAGTCCAAAGTGCTGCTACGGGTAGTGTGGTACAAACAGTTGTTGGTTTAAACGCTGACATTGTTTACGCTGCTGGTAGTACAACCACTGGTAGATCTAATGTAGATCTTAGTGGCACTATGGCTACAGGTACAGCTCAGTGTAGAATTGTTGGTTTTTCCAATGATCCAGAGAATAACGCTCTAGGAACAGGAAGCCTTTCTACAAACGTCAACATGATTGTTAAAATTAACGAGCACTTTTACGCTCAAACCGCAGGAGTTTAGTAATGGCGATTAATCGATCACAACTAGCTAAAGAGCTAGAACCAGGGCTAAATGCTTTGTTTGGAATGGAGTATGACCGCTACGAAAACGAACATGCTGAAATCTTTGAAACTGAGTCTTCGGACAGAGCTTTTGAAGAAGAAACATTGATCGTTGGTTTTGGTAATGCCAAAGTGAAAGCAGAAGGAAATGCTGTTGAATTTGATTCAGCTTCTGAAGGTTTCACTGCTAGGTATTCACACGAAACCATAGCTTTAGCGTTTGCTCTTACTGAAGAAGCAATAGAAGACAATCTTTATGACCGTCTAGGTGCTAGATACACCAAGGCGTTAGCGAGATCTATGGCTCATACTAAGCAAGTAAAAGCTGCTGCTGTATTGAACAATGCTTTCTCATCTAGCTTTACAGGCGGAGACGGTGTTTCATTAGTAAACACATCTCACCCTTTAGCTGGTGGAGGAACATTCTCAAACAGACCAAGCACTTACACTGACTTGAATGAGACTTCGTTAGAAGACGCTTTAATCTCAGTATCAACGTTTACTGATGATAAAAGCATGATTCTTGCTCTACAGGGTAGAAAGCTAATCGTTCCACCACAATTACAATTTGTGGCTGATAGATTACTTAATACTCCGGGCAGAGTTAATACTTCTGACAACGACATCAATGCTATTAGGAATATGGGCATGGTCCCTGAAGGTTATTCAGTTAACCACTTCTTAACAGATAACGATGCGTGGTTCTTGTTAACTGATTGTCCAGACGGATTTAAACACTTTGAGAGATCACCTCTTTCAACTTCTATGGAAGGTGACTTTGATACTGGCAACGTCAGATTCAAAGCTAGAGAAAGATACTCATTTGGATTCTCGAATCCAAGAGCAGTGTTTGCATCTCAAGGGGCGTAAGTTCTTTAAAAAGAAAGGGAGCTTCGGCTCCCTTTTTTTTATTTCATTTTTACTAATATCTAGTATACAATCAAAAAGACTAGGATAATAAACTGTTCTATGGACTGACCTAGCAGACAAGCCGAGACTATAGAACTTATTTCCAAAGGAGGAAATTATGGCAAAATCGACATTTTCAGGACCAGTTAAATCTTTATCTGGTTTTATTTCAGCAGGTAATGCAGCAGTAGTCAGCTTAACAGCAGATACTACACTTACAGTAGCAGCACACGCAGGTAAAATTCTTACATGTAATGATGCTGATGGTAAGTTCACACTACCAACTATAGTAGCTACAGCACCAGGTAGTGATGAAGATCCTAATCAAACTAACAACTTAGGTGCAAGTTTCTTCTTTGTTGTAGAAACAGCAGCCACGGATATGGATATTAAAACTGATGGAACAGATAAGTTTGTTGGTGGCCTTTACACAGGTGTAAATAATGCTACAGGTAAAACTTTCATATCTGGTGCATCTAACGATGTAATCACTTTGAATGGAACTACTAAAGGTGGTTTGGTCGGTAGTATTATTAAAGTAACTGCTATGGCTTCTGCCAAGTATGCAGTAGAAGGTATTACACTAGGTTCAGGAACTTTAGTAACACCATTTGCTGACGCTTAATAGGGAGTAAATAATGGCTGATACAGTAACTTCCCAAACTATACAGGATGGTGAAAGAGTTGCTATTTTAAAGTTTACCAATGAATCTGACGGTACAGGCGAATCATCTGTTAAAAAAGTAGATGTTTCCGCTTTAAGTGCTGACAGTAAAGGAAGAGCTTGCACTACA